CGCACCAATAACACAGTCATTTAAGGGATAACAATGTTTTTAAATTATTCAGAATATAATAATCTTCAAACTTACGAGCAATTAGATGAAAAGCTAATCATTGTTGGTAAGGGTAAGAAATATGGACAAATTATGTTCATTGCTGGTGGTGCTGGCTCAGGAAAAGGTTTTGCTATTAAGAATTTTCTTGAAGGTGAGAAATTTAAAGTCAAAGATCCTGATGAACTCAAGAAAGCATTTTTGAAGGTTGCTAAAGAGAAGGATAAGTATCCTGAAATTAAAGACTTAGACCTAAAAAAGCCAGAAGATGTTGGTAAACTTCATATGTTTGTTGCGAATAAAGGAACAGCAGGTAAACTACTCGGTAATCTACTAAAAGACGCAGATATATCAGCTAAGAAAGGTACGTTACCAAACATTATCTTTGACCGAACAATGAAAGATATGAAAGATGTTAATACAATTATACCTTTACTTGATAGTGCCGGATATGATCGAAAGAACATTCATTTAACATGGGTTCTCACAGACTATAAAATTGCTATTAAAAATAATACTAATAGAGATAGGGTTGTGCCAGCAGACATACTGTTACAGACGCACGTAGGTGCTGCCAAAACAATATATTCTATACTGAAAGGTAATACTGATAGTGGCATTCAAGGTGACATTAATGTGATTTTAAATAATAGAGAGAATACTATACCATTTGTTGACACTAAAGGTAAACCAATAACAGGTTCGCGCAGTAAGCAAGTGGTTGTTAAAGACTTTACATATTTAAATATGAAGAAGCAGGGTAAACGTTTCAACAAAGAAGCTTCTATACAAAAACAATTATATTCATGGGTGAAAAACAATGCGCCTGAAGATGCGCTTGATAATATAAAGGAACCAGAACTATGAGTTTGCCGAAAACAAGACATCGTAAAAAGAAAGAGTTTATACAAGAAATTGTTGAACCTGAAGTTCAGTCTGATAAAATTGAACTACAAGAAATTATTGAGCCTGAGCCAGTAGTAGAATTAAACAAAATTGAACTACAAGAAGTTAATTGGGATGATCTCAATGACCGTCAGCGCAATGAAGTAATACAAAAAAAGAGGGCAGAGAATGTCAGACCTTTTGCCGGATGATGTTGATCATTTAACTGATTACGTCGATGAACAAGAGAAAACCAAAGAAACATTAAAAAACGGACTATTAAGTTTTTTAAATTACGTGAAGGAAGTTGAGGATGAGAGACTTCATAGGCCAGAATGATTTCACATGGTTCATCGGGGTTGTCGAGGATAGAAACGATCCTGTTCAATTGGGAAGAGTTAGAGTCCGTTGTTTTGGTTGGCATACCGACGACAAAGGTCAGATACCTACTTCGACTCTCCCTTGGGCAATTCCATTACAAGGAATCACTTCACCCGCGCTCAATGGCGTGGGCCAATCTCCGACAGGACTAGTTGAAGGTAGTTGGGTAGTAGGTTTCTTCTTAGATGGTAATACTGCACAAGAGCCTGTTATTATGGGTTCATTTGGTTCTTCTCCTTCAGCATTCGGTGAACCAGGTATAGGTTTTAATGATCCTAATATTAGACCAGAAAGTGATAAGAAAGTTGAGCCTCATAATAACAGAGATTCTTATCATCCTCACAGCAACTATCCAAGATTTATCAAAGAGAGTGATGTAAATAGGCTTGCTAGAAATTCTAATACTGTCTTTAACACAACAAAAGATTCTGGTGCTACTCTAAATATTCCTAAAGCAAACAGTAGCGACACATGGAGTGAGAGAAAAACTACAGATTTAACATATAGAGGAACTGAATCAGGTGTTGCGAGATATAATACCACATATCCTAAAAATCATGTGTATGAAAGCGAATCAGGTCATACAGTAGAATTTGATGACACTAAAGACGCAGAAAGAATAAACGAACATCATAAATCAGGTACATTTTATGAAGTAGATGCAGACGGAACTAAAGTTACCCGAATAGTAGCAAACAACTATGTTATTGTAGCTGGATCAAATAATATCAATATTAAAGGCGATGTTAATCTCACTATTGATTCCAATTGTAGAACATATATTAAAGGTAATTGGGACATTCAAGTTGATGGCAGCAAAACAGAAGTTGTTAAAAAGAACGTTACAGAAACATATGGTGCAGATCAAACTACAAAAATTACTGGTAATTTAGATGTTGATGCAAAGAGGATAGATTTGAACTAATGACTGCTATTCATAGAAATTCAGATTCAAGAGCGTGTGGTGCTGGAACAGTTGTTTCTGGTCAAGGCACAGTTTATGCGAATGGATTACTTGTTTCAGTAGACAATGATCCAAACAGTCATGGCGCGGGCGCATTAAGCGCAAGCTGTAATGAAGTATATGTCAATGGTATTATGGTAGTTGATGTTGGTGACAGTGCTGCCGGAGATTCTTTGTGTCCTGATCCAGGTGGACCGCATTGTGCGCCATCGTCAACTGGTGGTTCAGGAAATGTTTTTGTTGGTAATTAATATTACACTATGTTATACTTTATAAATAGAAAGAATAAAAAGAGTAGGTATAATGGCTGAAGGATTTTTCGATAGTACACTAAGGCAGAAAGAGATTTATAGTGATATAGATCATGCTTTTCTGCCTCATCCTATTACAGGTAAATTAACCCGAAAAATTAATCGCGAGGCTGTAAAACAATCTGTCAAATCTTTAGTATCAACAGACTTTGGTGAAAGACCATTTAAGCCTGAAATTGGTTGTGGCATTAGACAGTTATTATTTGAAAATTTTCATCCAGCAGTAGTTCAAGAAATGAAACAGGCTATTGCTGAAGTTATTGAAAACTATGAACCAAGAGCCGAACTAATTAGTATTGATATGGATGCTCGACCAGACGCACATGCGATATCTGCCAGTATAGTATTTTATGTTATTAATGATTCCGAACCCGTAGTCTTAGACGTAATACTAGAAAGAGTCCGATAATGGCAGTTGCAAATACATACCTAAACATTACAGAAACAGATTTTTCTGACATCAGGACTAATCTAGAAAGCTATCTAAGCACACAATCACAGTTTCAAGACTATGATTATGAGGGGTCAGCTATGGCCACTCTATTGGATGTGTTGTCTTATAATACGCATTATAATGCTTTTTATATTAATATGCTCGCTAATGAAATGTTTCTTGATACAGCCCAGCAAAGGGATTCAGTTGTTTCTCGCGCAAAAGAGTTGGGTTATCTTCCTGTCTCTGCAAGCGGTGCTTCTGCAAATGTTACGTTGACCTTCACAGGCGTAGCAGCAACAGTCGGTACTTTCACGATATCAGCCAATTCTAAGTTTACTACGACTATTGATGATATTGGTTATACCTTTGTTACTGATAAAGATTTTATTGTTGTAAATAATTCTGATGCATTTATTAAAGAAATTAATATTATAGAGGGTGAACCTCTTCAACATAGGTTCACTGTTAGTACGGCTGCTCCTGTAAAATACGTATTACCTAACGCTGATGTAGATACAGATAGCATTAAAATCAGGGTACAGGAATCTTCTACTGATACTACACAAACGACATATACTCAAGCTACAAATATTGTCGCTGTTACAAACTCATCGCCTGTATTCTTCCTTCAAGAAACAATCGATAAGAAATACGAAATCACATTTGGTGATGGTGTGTTGGGTAAAGCTGTGAAGAATAACAACATTGTTATTGTTGATTATCGTGTGTGTAATAGCACTATGACAAATGGTGCAAATACGTTTAGCGTTGGATCATTATCTACATCTGTAAATTACACTTCTGTTGCTCTTGCTCTTAAATCAAAAGCTACTGGCGGTAGGGTTCAAGAGTCTGTTGATAATATTAAATTTAATGCACCTAAGAATTATGAAACACAAAATCGTGCAATCATCGCTGAAGATTATAGTCGCATTCTATTGAATGAAAATTCAGATTTAAATTCAGTAACTTCTTTTGGTGGAGAAGAACGTATTCCCGCAGTTTATGGTAAAGTGTATATTGCTACGAAACCTTTAGATGAAAACTTCATAACTGATGATAGAAAATCAGAATTGAAATTATCTATTAAAGATCGTACTCCTCTTGCTTTAGATCCTGTGTTTATTGATGCTGATTATCTGTATGCGATACCAACAATCAATGTACATTATGATCCTAAGGCAACAATTAGAACTGGAGATTGGTTGACTAACGCAGCTAAAATGGCGGCAAGATCGTTTAATACTAATAATCTTAATCAATTTAAGAAAAGATTTCGTTTTTCTCGATTTTCTAGAGTTATGGACAATGTTGACACATCAGTTCTTAGTACATCAGTATCAATGATAATTCAGAAAAGATTTACTCCTGACGTTAACGTTTCAGAAACTATCAAATTAAATTTTAAAAATGCAATTAGAGTTAATTCAATTGATTCTACTGTATTTACATATAATGGATTTCAGTCATTCTTTGATGATGATGGTTTAGGCAACATTAATATCTATCGATATAATGAAGAAAAAGTGAAAACAAATGTTGTTGATAAAGCAGGAACTATTGATTATGATACAGGTGAGATGGTTGTTAATAATTTTGCACCAACTGCTTATGATGGTATAGAAATTAAAGTTTCATCATCACCAGTAAATCTAGACATAGTACCATCACAAGAAACTATAGTTGTGTTGGATACTGAAGCGGCGACCTTTACATCGACTTCAGAGAGTTAAAATGGCAATAGATCAATTAACATCCAGTCTAGTAAAAAATCAATTCCCGGAGTTCTTAACAGAAGATGCTCCTAATTTTCTATTGTTTATAAAAGCATATTATGAATATATGGAACAATCTGGTAAGAGTGTTCATGAACTTAATAAATTAAAGTCATATAAAGATATTGATGATACATTAGATGAATATATTGAATATTTTCGAAGAACAGTAATACCATCCCTTCCCCTTAATCTTTTGGCTGATAAAAGATTATTAGCCAAAACTATCAGAGACTTCTATCAATCTAAAGGAACTTTTGATTCGTACAAATTTCTTTTTAGAATATTATACGATGAAGATATCGAAGTTAATTATCCAGCAGATCAGATGCTTAAAGTATCAGATGGTGATTGGCGTATAAATCGATATGTTATTATTTCATCAAATGAACAAGCATATAAGTTTATAGGTAAAACTATTCAAGGTATCGAAAGTCGAGGAGAAGCTTTCGTTGAGAATGTTGTGCGAAGATTTCTTGGTGGTCGTGATATGATGGAGATTACTCTATCTAAGATTAAAGGTAATTTTGTAGATTTAGAAACCATTAAACTTAAATCAGCAGTCGCTAGTGTAGGATTTGAGCCTGAAATTGAAGTTGGTATCAATTCAATTTCTGTTGAGTCTAGAGGAGCACAATATGCTCCTGGCGATGAAGTTGATCTTATATCCTCTATAACTGGAACAGAGGGTAAAGGCGTTATAACCGATGTTATAACACAAGCTGGTATTATCAATTTTAATATAAGAGATGGCGGATCAGGCTATACTGCTTCTACGGCTAATCCAGGAACGATAATCAAACAGATCGGTGGTGATGGCACAAGTGATGCAAGTTTTATTATAAGCACCAGTGATATAACAGACACATTTGCAATTGCGAGAAATATTAATCTACTATCATCAAACACAATATTTGGTGCTAATGCGGCAGTTGTATCATTTTCAGGTATAACTGATCCTACTGCGGCCGCACGACCAGCAAATATGGGCAGACGATCTAGTACATTTGCGAATACGATTATTTCTTCACCCCATTATGGGTTTCCAGAAGCGTCAGAAGTTACAGGTGAAAGTAGTAATTTTAGAACAAATGCAAATGCTGTTATGAAAATTGTTACAACTTCTGGACATAATCTTACTGTTGGTCAATCTTTATATGGTGTAACTTCTGGCGCAAATGCTGTTATTAAATCAATAGGTAATGCTACTATTGGTGCTGGAGTATTTCGGGTAGATACATATAAGAATTTTACTGGTACAGAGAATATAAAAATTGCACAAAAAGCAGGTAATACAATCGGCACTCTTGTGAGTGGTCAATTCTACGCTAATACAATTGGTTATCATGTTCTTCAAGTTGGTAATGTCAATAGCCAAACAATTGTTGCAGGTGATGAATTAGTAGGACGCACTAGCGGGGCTTTCGGTATTGTCAAGAAAGTTATGACCACAGTAGCAAATGGATATTCTCAAGCTGCTGGTGGTGCTGATGATAGGTCTTTAGTAAAACTTCAAGTCACTGCAAACACGACGGCAAATCTCACAAGTCAGTGGGACGCTGGACCTATGAGATCATTCATACAGCTTGAAGGGCTAAGAAAAGTTGGAGCAAATACTACTATAGGCAATGTTGCATTTACTACATCAAACACGCAGATTGAAAATATACACACAAAATTAATTGATGCTCTTGTATTCAAAACAGCCGCGTTTGGTACAATAGAAGACCTTTCATTGAAAATTGGTGGCGCTGGCTATTCTGTTGCACCTATTATATCTGTAAATGATAGCCAAATATCTTCATTGGGTATTCG